CTGAAAAAAGCCTTATACAAGAAAAGGAAAAGACTGCTGAATTAGTAAAACAAGCAGAAGTAAAGAAACAAATTCTACGAAAATCAGGTCCAGCTTCTTCGCTAACCTCTTTAGGTGGGGGAACACCTTTGGGTTTAAGCGGTGTAGAGGCTTTTCCGCAAACTAAAGACCTGGGTGCGTTTGGACCAAAACTATCACCAAATGCTGCTGCAATACTCCGAGATCCCACAACTAAAGTTTCGCCTGTGCAGCAAGCTCTTGCAAAAATGGAAGAACGAAGTGCTAAAAATACTAAACAAGCTGTACTAAATAGAAAGAAATCACTCAGTTT